GCATATCAAATTAGAGGCTTATTTACATGACGGTATTTGTTCCACCGCTTACAGTAGTATAACTACTTTCTAACAGTAAATGATCTAATATTAAGCAATCCTCTCCAATATATTCATTAGTTTGGCCATCAACTAAAACTCCAGTTGCAGTTTTAGTTCCAAGAGCCATACCAGTTCCAAACATATTCTTTTCTATATGCTTACTTACCTTTTTATTAAAAGTTCTTCCAAGTTCTTGCATATAATCAACTTTATTTTGCATAAAATTTACTCCTTATTAAATCTAAAGTTTCCATTGCTTCAATATCCATAGAATCCTCTCCCATATCATGAGTTATGCTAGTAACATAATAATACTTACCATCTAAACTTACTTGATCTCCTGCCCTTATATCCGCAATATCCTTACCACATTTAAATGTCCAAACCTCTTCACCAGTATTAAACATGGAATTTGCTTTTTCTTGAGCTTGTGAATAATCTGTTACATTACTATCTTGTACAATCTTTTGAAAAGTACCATAGTAATCAGTATACTGTGAGAAAACTCCAATTGTAGGTGAAGCATCATAATTTTTTACACTTTCCTTTTGATCTTTACCTGTCTTCGTTTTTTCTCCTGTAGCAACCGAAACATTCTTATTCTCTCCTAAAACTTTTACTTGAGTTATCGCTCCATTTAATGAAGATTTCCTACTAGAATCTTCTCTTATGCTTTCTAATTTATAAATTGTAGTATTACTACCAAGCTCAATAATATTAAAAGAATCTTCCATACGGTACTTATAAAGATTACCGCCTTTTTGTGCAGTTTCTTTTAAAAATCCCAATAACATATTAAATAAAGTAGATGAACTTCTATACTTAGCAAGTCCAATGCTAGTATCTAAAAAACTACCTATAGGTATTCCCCAATCATTACATATTTGGGTTGCCCTTTGATTAGCTGTCTGCCCTTCTGGGAAAGCATATTCATCTTCACTTTCTTCCATATTTACAGTACGCTCTTTAGCTGTAAAATCTATTGTTTTTTCACTATCACTTCCATCTATATCATAAATATATCCATCAAACATCTTCTTATATTCATGTGTAAGAAATGTATAATCATAAAGCTGAACACTATCATATTTACTCAATCCTATATTAACTAACTCAGAGTTTTTAATTAATTGTGCATTTAATGTATATGCTATAGTATCTATACTTTCTTTTAATGTAGCTTTAGTGTCATGTAATGAAATTTTATATTTATTTTTCAGTATTAAATCCATAAATCATCACACCTTCGTCACATAATCTAAACATACATATCCCCCATGATCACCCCAATATGTGTCAGCCCAATTACCATATTGCCTAAATATAGTTAACTGCTCTCCACTATAAACAACTCCTAGAATATTATTATCTGTACCTGGTCCATCTCTTACATTTAATGCACTTGCTGTAACTTTTACTGTATCTCCATCTGTATATGTATTACTACTATCGCTAGATGTAGCACTATCACTCCTGCTATTCAATCCTCCATAGTAGCTATTAGATGTATCTATTGTAGAAATAGACATTTCTCTATGATTTCTAAAAGTTAAACTTGAATAAATATCACCAACTTCTCCACCTCTAACTTCATGTGAAAATTTACTTATAGTAACCAATTCATTAATATTTATATCTGTTATTATTAGTCTTACTGGAGCTTCTTGCTGTTGCCAATATTCAATCAATGAAACAGTATCATTTGGTGATAAGTTTATAAGATCTCTGCAAAAAGATGAATCATATTCAACTGGAAATAATGTATCAAAAGAAATTTCCAGAATATTTTCTCCTGGCTTAAATATATCAACCTCACCAAAATTTAAAATATCAACCGTTTTAAATCTTCTATTAGTTGCTAATGAAAGGTTATTCAATGGATTAACTACAAAATGAAATGTATAATTTTTAGTTTCGTCTATTAAATATATATCCATTTTAGTTCCCCTTTTTAAAGTTTTATAAATACAAAAAACATCTAAGAAAAACCTAGATGTTTCAAATTTAGAATCATTTAATTTCAGGATTATCGTAAAGAGTTATTGTTTCACTGTTTCTATCGCCTGTAACTGATTTAATCTTACCGATCACATTCACAGTTGTCCCTTTTTTCCATTTAGTATAATCAATTTTATCTTTATCACAAAACATTATTACAGATACATTGGTATTATCAATTTTAACCATTATATTATCTTTATCCATATTTGAAATAGCATCAATGGTCTCTTTTGCATCATCTTTAGTTTTTGAACTATTATAAATAATTTGTTTCTGTTCTTCACTTAATCCTATTTCTGTAAGTATTTTACCACTGAAATTAAATTCTTTATCAATATATTTTTGGGAATTACTATACATATTTGTTAAATCATCTTTTTTGAAATTAGAATTGATATCAGTATCAGACTTATTTTCGTAATAGTTAGTATTAAATTTTTGAAATATCTTTTGATCTTTACTAATTAATTTTTTATCATACAATTCTTGTTTAGTCATATTAACACTACTATACCCCATTAAATAGCTAGCTATTTTTTCTGATGTTGTAAATTCATCCCAAGGATATGTTACTACTATTTTTCCTACATATGTGCAAGCATATCCAACTTTAATACCTAAAATAATAATTATTACAGATATAAAAATAATGGAATATTTTTTAATATTATTTTTATCTATCAACTTCACCACTCCTCATGCCATATTATAACATCTATGCTTGATTATTCAATACTTCCATAAACTGTTTAGCAAATTCTTGAGTAGCCTGTTTGACAATAGCAGCTTTATCAGCCATATTATTTATATTTATTCCACCCATATTAAAGCTAAAAGTATTGCCACCACCTGCAACTGCTAACTGAGGTTGATAGACTTGTACTTTTTGTTGTTGTGGCATTTGAGTTGCAACTTCTCTTTGCACATCAGCCTTCATTTCTGACATAGAATCCATATGATTTTTGATTTTGGTACCTCTTTGTAGATTAACTACCGGATTATCATTATATTGTGCAATAATAGGCATTGTCCTATCAGATAATTCCCATCCTCTTTCATTTACTGTAGATAATCCTGCTGTTGCATAATCAGTACCACTTGCATTTGTATCAACAAAACGTGAACCATCCTGAGCACCATAATTCATTCCATCGTCACTTATTGAATTGCCACTAAACTTTTCTTCAAACCATTGTGTAATTTTTTTGAATATAGTTGTAATTGTAACAGTTTTTTCAGATGGTACAGAATTTACTGAACTTGTGACTCCATCAATTTTATCTGATGTTTCACTTGCATTTGTGTCAACATTTGCTGTTGTATCAGCAGGAACTGCTTCTGTCGCTGTAGTAACTTCTTGCATTTTAGTTATAGTTCCATCTGCATTAGAAGTAATTTCAATTGAATGATTATTAATATTTAATATCCCTGTTACTGTTTTATCTTCTGCAACTTGTACATTTTGCAATTGCCCAATTAAATTACCTGCACTATTTACTACTTGGTCTGTATTTGTATTAAGCATTGCATGGTCACTAGCTAATTGTTGTATAGCTGAACCAGTATTACTATACTCTTGTTGTAAATTCATCAAACTTTCCTTTTGTTTATCAGAATAAGCGCCAATTTCTCCAGTAGCTCCATTTATTATACCTTTTATTTCTCCTGTAGTTTTATCTACATTTACATACAGAGTATCTAAATTACCATTAACACTATTTGTTAGGGCATAGACACCACTTTCCTTTATATCATCTAATCCACTATGGTTCTTTTTAATTTTATCCATGACCCCTTGAGTCTTAAACTCTGAATTAGAAAATATATGACCATCTTCTTCATCTATTTTACCTCTTGCATTTTGATATGCAGAATATAATGTTTCTAGATCAGATTTCCAATCTTGACGTGCCTTTTCTAAAGCTGCATCTCTTGCCTTTGCCGCTTCTTCCTTACCCTTTTTCCAATTTTCTTTTTCTGCATCAGTTGCATTTGGGCTTTCTATCAGGCTGTTAAAATAAGCTATACTTCCAGCATAGTTATTACTTATAGTATCTAATTGTTTATTATGATCTTCAGATCTTTTCTGCAATAATTCACTTGCACCTTGTATTCCTGATACTCTGCTTGCATCTTGCTGAAATTGATTTTTAGCTACTGCTTGTTCTCTGGCATTATCTGCCTTAGTATATTCTAATTCCAAAGCTTTCATTTCTGCTAATTTATCTTTTATTTCTGCCATAGCAACATCTGAATCTTTACTATGATCAACAAAAGCTTGATTGAATATGTCATAGACATCATCTCTTAATTCCATTTGTTTGTTCATACCAGTTTCAAAATATTCAGCTAGTGAGTCCATAACATTTTGTTCTGTTGTATCTACTACACCATCTAAACTAAAAGTTTTTTGAAATTCTTTTTGAATATCGGATTGCTTTTGTTTCATTTCATTTATAGACCCATAAGCAAACTCATTTATATAATTCTTGAAATTATTAGCTCCTGCTTCATCAACTGATCCATTCTTAGTAAGTCTATTTATATTCATTTCTATTTCTAGCAAACTCTTAGATGCCTCTTTTGCTGCTGATTTAAAGCTATCAGATACTCCTTCTCCAAAATCATCATAAATAAGTCCTGCAGCTTGTAGGTCTTTTTTAGACTTGTTAATATTACCTGAAAGAGAGTTCATAACTCTTTCTGTAAAGTCTAATTCTTCAGTAGGTTTAGTTATACTTTCACTCATTAAGTCATTATATTTCTTTACTGCATATGCTGTTGTAGCAACTCCAGCAGTAACTGCTATTCCTGCTGGACTTAATAAAGCAGGTAACATTCTTCCTATTAGACCTACTTCTGATAATCCACTTGCTATTCCTGCTGCTTCTCCTGCAACATTAGCACCTTTTATTAAAGACATAAATTTACTTATTCCATTTAAAGAATTACCAATTGAGCCAACTACACTTAATCCACCTATAGCAACTCCTATTCCTGTTATTGCTATAGCTGCACTTTTTATTTCTTCTGTATGCTTACTTACATAATCAACAGTATTCATTATTCCATTTTCTATATCTGGCATTTTATTTGTAAGCCAAGTAACAAATTCTTTAGCATAAGGTGCTAATCTTTCTCCTAAGTGTATTTTCATGGTTTCAACTGCACCGCCTAAGTTTTCCATTTGACCTGCCAAATTATCAAGTTTAGTATCAGCCATTTTCTGTGCTGCCCCATCTGCTTGTTTTAATTTTTGAGTTAAATCACTTAAGCTTTGTCCTCCTTGGTTCATTAGAGCCATTACACCAGACATAGATTCTGTACCGAAAATTGTACTTATAACATCTGCCCTTTGCTGACTAGTTAATCCTCCTAGGGAACTATTAAGATTATCTACAACTGAACTTAAAGTTTTCATATTACCTTGTGCATCAAAAGCATTTATTCCATACTTTTGCATAAGTCCTGTAGCTTCTTTAGTTGGACTTGCAAGCCTTGCCATTGTCTGCCTTAGAACAGTACCAGCCTGTGAACCAACTATAGCTTGGTTACTTAATAGTCCAGTAGCAGCAACAGCATCTTCCATACTTATTCCTAAAGAATGTGCAACTGGTGAAATATATTTAAGAGATTCTCCCAAATCAGTTACATCAGAATTAGTAGCATTTGCAGTAAGTGCTAATGCATCAGCTACATGTGTGGTCTGACTTGCATCCAAGCTAAAACCTCTAAGTGTGCTACTTGCTATACTTGTAGCACTTGCTAAGTCTAAACTTCCGGCACTCGCTAAAGAAAGCAATCCGGGTAACGCTGTTATTGTTTCATCAACTGAATAACCAGCTTGCCCTAATAATTGTTCTGCATCAGCCACGTTACTAGCTGACCATGCTGTACTAGCACCTAAATCTAATGCAGTTTTCTTTAATGTCTGCATTTCTTCATCAGTTGCATCTGTAACAGCTTGTACACTAGATAGACCTTTTTCAAAATCTGTATAGGTCTGCATCGTATCTTTTAAACCGAGTCCGCCTACTAGCATTGTTCCGGCTAACCCTATTGCTATAGTTTTCTTAGCAATAGTTTTAGTCCAAGAACTTATTTTACTTTCTACAGTTGATAAAGATTTACTCGCTTCATCTTGTATTTTTACTTTAGCTTTTGCTTCCTTATTATTTAATTTTTCAACCTTACTTTCAATTTTATCTAAATTAGAACTTGCATTATCTTTAATCTTAGCAGTAGGACTTATTGTAGAACTATTAAGTTTTTTGGTTCTGCTTTCTATCTTCTCTACAGCAGGTGTGGTTAAATCTTTAATTTTACTAGTTGGACTTGCTGTTATATTACTCAAACTTTTAAATTTTTTTTCAATCTTTTCAGTAGCACTTTCAAGACTTGTTATTTTTTTCTTAGCTTCAGTATCTCCATTAACACCAACATTAATGGATAACTTATATATTTCTTTATTTGCCATTACTTTTTACCTCCTCTTTTACTAGGAGTTTGTAATTTGCTAACCTCATAGTCACTAAATGCAAACATCAGCTTTCGTGACATTTCATTATTTGGAACTCCATAAAAATCATGAGGCATTATGTGATGCATGGTAAAAATATTATAAAGCCGAGCAATTATTCTACTGCCTCGGCTGATGAGTTTTTTATATCTTCAGATTCTTCAAGTTCGTCCCCAAACCCACTAAGTTCTAATACTTTATTAGCTAAATTAGATATTTCCCCAGCTAAAAGTTTTCTCATAATGTATTGTTTACCATCACTTACATTTTCATTTTCTAATAATTTTTGATTTTCCCAATCAAAATTTGTCGTAGCTCCTACAACAATACCTGCATCATATTCAGCATTATCAAGTTTTTCTTCAGTTCTTCCACTTATTTTTCTTTTTCTAGTACACTCTTTTTTTATTCTATCCATTTCTTTTCTGGTAAGCCCTTTAAGTTCTACTGGAATTTTAATATCTTTCTTTTTATCTAGAACAATAGTTACTGTGGCTGTTGGTATTTCTCTCTTTCCTAATAATGCATTTATAATATCATTCTCTTTCATTTCTAATACCTTATTTTCTTCTTCTATATTTCTTTTCATTTTTAAATTCCTCACTTCTCTAAAATAATTTAAAAGTAGTAAGGCAATAAAACCTTACTACATAAAAATAACTGCTAAAATTAATCAGCAGTTATGGCATCTACTAATTCATAATCAGTAAATACAAAAGGTGTTTCCTCTTCAACCAGTTCTCCTGGTTTAATATTTATTAAATTAATCTTTGTGGCTCTACAATTTTTAAGTCTTATTCTTTCATATCCATAAGCTTCAGGATCATCAAGTTCAGAAAGAATTTCAAACTTGCTAAATCCTCTTTTTATCATTTCTGATGTGACTTTCCAACCTTTTAAAGTTCCACTTCCTTTTTTTGCACCTGGTTTATAACCAGTCCATTCTGAACCCGCTGTTAATATTTCTTTCATATCAGTTTCAACATCTGCTGTACATTCACTAGTTTCAGAATGCCATTTACCATCTAAATAAATCTTTCCGTATGTACCACTACATACTCTGCTTGCGTCTAAAGGTTCACTCATTTAATACACTTCCCTTCTTATTACTTTAAGTTACCAGTACCGTAAATTCTCTTAGTTACATTTACATAATCAGCATCCCACTTCCAGAAAAACTCATCACTTTCTGCTGTAGCTTGCAGTTCTGAATCTGTTTCAACTGTATAAGAACTTATAATACCAAGCTTTTTCCATACATCAAAGAAATTTTTAATTCCATTAAGAATAAGAGTATGGCCAGTATCATCGCTGCTTGTTTTACCTACATAATTTTCTTCACCATCAAGTGATGTAGATTGATTTACAGTATTTATAAATCTAATTGCCCTTATATTTCCTAAAACTTTGTCATTATCATTTTCATAGTTTTTATAGGTATTAACATCATCTACAATAACTACATTCCCATTAGAAACAGTAAATACTATTGTTCCAGATTCTACAGCAGACGTTATTTCACTTCTTGTAAGCCTTGGCTGAACATCTTCAAAAATTGTTGTAGCATTACATATACTTTCTTTAAGACTTGTGCTTAATGCTCGTGCTGCTACATAAACCATGGCTTCAGCAATTGTATATTCAACACTATCATAAATTAATTTTTCAGCATAACCATTATGCATAAGTGTACTGTTATAATTTTTAGATACAGAATTAGCAGAATCTAAAGACTGCTCATTTGTAGCACCAAAAACAAGTACATCTAATCCTTCTTCTTTACAAGTTTCTGCCCATTCTTTTACACTTGAGATTAAAGCAGGATCCTTTACACCATCTAAAACAAATCCGTCTATCTGTTGCCTTTTAAATTCTTCTAAAGAATTTAAATAATGTTCATTAGTTATTGCAGATATACCATTATTCCCACCAGTAAATCCTACTGAAGATACATTTGCAAGTGTTCCATCAGCGCCTGTAATCAAAGTAGCTTTTGCATACTTATTCATACTAGATTTATTAATTAAAGCAACTATTTCTTCTAAGGTTCCGGTTATATTTTCTATTTTAGTTAAAAGCGTTGTTCCTTCATAAAAAGATATATTTTTATTTGATGGGTTAACAACATTTGAAGCAACTGTTACCTTAAAATCTCTATCTGTTGGATATAACGTTTCTAATTTAATAACATCTTGTGGTGTTGATGCCTCATTTTTTAATGTAAGTGTAGCTGTTTTTGCATTTGAATCTGCAAGCCTATAAAGCATTAAAGCTTCTGGTTCACCTAATAATGCTATTCTTCCTAATTTATAAGCAGTAAAGTCCATACTTGTTCCAAAATTATTTTTAAGACTAGTTAAACCACTTACTTTAAAGACTTGATTTGCAGGTCCCCAATTACTTTTTACTGGCATAGCTAAAATTCCTTGAATAGAATCAGATGTTTCTTGTGCTACTTGCTGCATTCTATTATAAAAGCCTGGTATTTCTGGTTTATTTGTTTCACTCCAATTTCCTCTCGCCATTATTCAACCTTCTTTCCTAAAAAATCTTTCATTAACTTATCAAATTCAGTTTTGCTAAGTTCCTTTTTTTCACAATTAAAAAAAGCACCCCTAACAGCTATAGCTGAATGACCAAGTGCTTTTGCATTATCTAAATATTGTTGCTGACTGAATTTTTCTTCATTATTATTACTTACTGTATTTGATTCTTGGTTATTTTCAGTTTGAACATCATTATTAACTGATTTTTCTGTAGTATTTTTTTGCGTTGTTTCATTTGAGGTCGTATCCTTTACTTCTTGATCCTCCAAAAATATCACTCCTTTACTTCAAAGTTCCTTTTCCTTTGATATGATTTATAGTTTCAACTGGTTTATAGTACATTCTCCTTTTGAAAAATTCTATTGTAAGTTGACCTTGAGTTAACATATCAGCTTCTCTATTTTCTGTTATATTATTTATTGTTAAATATCTTCTTTCCTGAATATTAAAAGGTATCTTTAGATCCTGAATAAGATTCTGTTCTATATCATCTAATACCTTATTAATTTGATTCATGTCTGAATGCACTATATGTCCTACAATAACCTTAGTTTCTTTAATAACAGAATTTAATTCTCTTACATTGCTTGTACTTTTTACTCTCCATAAAATGGATGGTACTGAAAAATCCTTCTTCCAGTTGTTTAAATAAATAGGATAAGTAATTATATTTTTAGTATAGTTACTTAATGCCTCTAACCATTCATCTGTATTTGCTTCTGTTTCATCATGTAGAGCTACTATAGTAAGGCTTATTCCTTTGGCTATTGCATCCCATTCTTCATCTACAATGTCATTTTCAATTATTCCATTAAAAATACACGTAAATGTTTCATTTTCTTTTGTATCTTCTATTGTCTGTAAATTTAATGCTTCAATAGATTTCTTAACAATTTCATCAAGACTTTTAAAAGATAATCTTTCATCATATAGCCAAATTTCTATATTTCTTTTGAATCCAACTATATTTCCATTCTTAGTATCATCATTTTCTACTATAACTGCATAAGGTTTTGGAGTGCTCTTATTAGGTACATTAGGTTCATAACATTCATTAATTCCTATATTGCTAGATATTAATTTATTCCTTATCCCATACCGCATAATTTACTCACTCCAATAATTTTCTATTTGATTCATGATACTTTCTTTATTTTCTTCTAAAGTATCTTTTAAAGCTGGTCTAGGCTTAATTCCATTAACTTTCTTAGCATAATGCCTTTTTCCATCTTCATCTAGCCAGCTTAAAATTTTAGCTTTAACTGGAACAATCGGTCTTTTAGTTGGTCCATATATACCTGTACCTTCTTCAAGCCATCCTCCATATTCAGTTCCATGTGCTAAATATAAATTAAATTCATGATTGCCTATATCAAGTCCACCATTTATTAATTGTCTTGCGTGCCCAGAACGGTCTTTCCAGTATTGTTTATTCTTAGCTTTTCCAACTAGATCAGGGACTGTTTTAAATTGCAACATCATTCCCATACCAGCTATTTTTCTATCAATGAAATCATTAACTTCAAATCCCAATACTATCAACTCCTTTCTAAATCACATAAATAGCCACATAAAGTATTTTCAATGATTATTGGATAAGCATAAGTAACTTTTATATGGCCTTCTTTACAATCAAATTCAATTTTGTTAGCTTCGTTAACATTTAATTCTACTTCATTATTAATAACCATTTTATATCTTTCTGTACCGTAAGATGTTCCTTGTGTTTGGCTACTAACCATTACAGAATTAGAACTATCTTCTAAATATATTATTCCAGTATAAGTTATTGTATTTTCTTTTTTCTCATAAGAGCCCTCAACTAATACTTTTTCAACTTTTTTAACATCAAATGTAGTAGGATTTACTGCTATTCCTTTATTAATAGCATCTATAATCCTTTTTGCTTTTAATCTAGCCATTAACAGCCATCTGCCCTTCTCATTGATGTTTTATACCCATTAGTTATAGTAGGATTTAATTTGGCCTGTTCAGCAACATAGTCTGCTTGATAAATACTAGCAAGATTATTCCAATAATCAGGATCAGCATTTTCTATTTCAATAGGTCCTACTTTAATTGATTTTTCTATATTAGCTTTCATCAAGCAGCCTCTCCAACTAGCCTTTAATATATTATTATCATTAACCACTAAAAGATTAATTAACTCTTCATCTGTAAATACAGGATACTGGCTTTCATTTAAATTAATTTTTAAAATTTCTAAAGGTGTAAGAGCCATTACTAAGCACCTTCTCCTTCACTACCTGTTCCATCTATTTTTTTATTATCTGGATTATCTTCATCAGGAACTTTGGCATCCTTATTTTCTATAGCATCTTTAATTTCAGCACATTCTTTTCCTTTTAATTCTTCAATATCTGATTCCTTTGCTATAAATTCTTTACCTGGTGCTATACGTTCTCCATTATATTTTATATACTGTAATGCTACTGCATTGTACATTGTTTCGGTTGATTTATTAGACTTAACTTTTTTTTCAGCCATTAATATTCATTCCTTTCTTTTTTATAAAAATAGAGAGCAATTAATAATTACTCTCTTTAACCCACTGTAGCAAAGAAACATTCATCTGCTCTTTCAAATGAAGGCATACCTAATTGAGATACCTTTGTTTCAACAGTAACAGGATCTTCTTTTCTCATTGTTGTAATTGCAACACCAGTTCTAACAATAGAACAATCTAACTTAGAACCATACATTTTATCTGCTTCTTCTGGAGTAGTCCCATAATAAGTTAAACCTAAGTTACCATCTGGAATTAATGTTACCTTGTTATCTGGGAAGTATTGTTCCTCTGATTCATCTTCTAATTTATAAGTTCCACTTACTATAGCTGCTGAAATACCAACTTTATTCTTTAAGTAATTCTTTATAATTTCATCTGTAAGTATTACTCTTCCATCCTTGTCTATATCCAACTTTATAGCCTTATTTATTCCTATATATCCAAAAGTTTTACTTGTTAATATCATTCTAGTTGGTACTGCATAACCTGCATTTCTCATTATTGTCTTCCATCTTTCAATGTCTCCCACAATGTCTGCATCAGGATTGCTCCATAAATCAGTACCAATTAATGTTTCTTTATGTGCTGCTGGTACTCCAAAATCAAATACAATATCTGCATCATCACTTACTATATTTATAACACCATCACTTAATGCCTGCATTCTCATTCTTTCCATTTGAGAATCTCCACCATCAACTAAATTTACATAGTTATCATAAATTTCAGATATGATTGTAAGTAATAATTGTTCATTTTCTGCTTGTGCTGCAAGTAATAATTGTTGTCTATCTTCTTCATTTACAAGAACACTTTCTTTGAAGAATGGCATTCTCTTCTTAATAACATCAACAGTAGCCTTTAATGCTCTATTTTTAACAGCTACATCAAAAGCACTTGGTTTTAATACTACTGGCTTCTTCTTAGCACCTTTAATATACTTTAAATCCATTCCAACTTGTTTCTTTCTAGGAAATAAAGCTTCACCAATTAACATTTCTAATGGCAATCCTGTTATATATTTTGCGATTTCAATTGAGTTTATAAGTTCTCTCCAATCCATTAACTTTTCCTCCTAATTTTATAAAAATTGAATCATTTTTAATGCTGATTTTACAGCATCAGTTACTAATGTAGATACTGCACTTGCTTTAATAAATCCAAATATAGTTACTGGAACAGATTCATTGCCATTGCTATATTTAAAATTTACATCACGATAAGTTATACCAATCGCTTTATCTGCAGTTATTGTAGTTCCATCAACTACTTTTCCATCTTTGCTTACTGGAGTACCTGCTTTTAGAATTCCATCTGTTGTTAAATATGTTGTAACATCAGATTTAGCCATTTTTATTGACATATTTTGAAATAAGTCTCCAGCAAACATTAATATTGATTTGTTTTCACCCATGTAAGTTTCTTTTTGTTCAAAACTCATACTTAATTAATCCTCCTTATGCAAAAAATTTATTTTGAGCTTCTACATTTTTATTTTCTGTTTTAGCCTTAGCAAGTAATGCTCCTATACTGCTACTGCCTTTATCATCAACGGAAGATTTATCACTTCCGATAATGCCTGTACCTTTTGCTGTATCTTCTTTGTTTTCAACTGCCTTGAATAAGTATCCATCTGTTTCTTTTCTAGACTTTATTTGTTCATCTAATCCTAAGAAATTTTCTCCATCCAAACTAATTTTAGATAGATCTAATGACTTCTTTAAAATATCTACATTTTGAGGATTATATTCAGATAGTTTCTTTTCAAGTTTATACTCAAAATTCAATTTTTCTAATTCAGCTTTATAATCATCATTAGTTTTTTTATTAGCCTTTTTAAGATTTTCTATCTCATTTGTAAGGTCTTCATTATCCTTGGCTTTTTCCTTAAGATCATCTAAATCCTTATCCCTCTTTTTAATATCTTTCTCATATTGTTTAATAGTTGATTGTGCAGTGTCATACTGTCTTCTTTCTACATAACTTGAACTATCAACTAGATCAATGTTTTCATATTGAGTTCTAATGTTTTCTGGTATTTGAGAATATGATTCTCCTAAAATTTCACTTAATTTTGGCATTTAATGCTCCTCCTTAAAAATCTAAATTTATTTATAGCAAAAATATTATTTATTATGATCCTCTAATATTTCATAATTATTTTTAAAATCTCTTGCACTTATTGTAAAATTATCAAATATATCTTTAATAGAAATAAGCTGTATTTCTATTGGATCCATTCTTTGAGATTTATAAAAGAACTCTTTTCCTGTTTCTTTATTCCTGCAAAGATTATATTTTGTATAGAATGGTACAAAAATTTGTTCTTCATTTAATAAATGTCCACACATTGGGTACTTGGGTATTGCTATTGTTCCATATTCTATTTCTCCAACTTTAATATAATTTAAAAATATTTCTGGATTATCCCTGATTACTTGATGTAGTCCTATTGATATTTCATCAATTATAGTTTCTTCATCAGCTTTTTCTAAATCTAAAGACCTTTCTCTCGCTATTCCATGCACCAATTCATGTAAAAATGTTTGTTCCTGCCCTTGTTTATCTTGTATAGAACTATCTATATTGATTTTATGAAATTCATAGTCAATCTTTCCTTTGCATTGAGATGCATCTAAAACTATTGTCTTATCTTCAATAATTACATCATAATCAACACTTCCAATTCTCACTTTATCTGGTATCTCCATTTTCTTCACTCCTTTAAAATTAAGCATAATAAAAGCACCTAATATTAGGTGCTTTTCAAAAGTTATTTTTATTTTTCATATCTTTTAACTAAATTATAAAAACTATTCTTTTTTAATTGTGTAAGCTCCATTGCTTTTACTGCAGTAATTTCGCCACTTTTCCATTTAGTATATGCTTCTTCCCAATGTTCGGGATATTCAATGCCTGGTCTACCTAATTTCTTACCTTTTGCTTTAGCTGCAGCAATTCCTTCAGCTTGCCTTTGTTTTATCTTTACTCTTTCTTTTTCAGCCATGTATGATAAAAGTTCAAATACTATATTTGATATTAATGTCTTTTCTAAATCTGATTTTCCAACAGTATTTAATATTTCAGTATCAATAACTATTATATTTATACCTCTTTTTTCTAAATCACGCCATTCTTCTTTTATCATTTCCATATTTCTTCCGAGCCTATCAAGCTCTTTAATTATTAATGTATCTCCTGGTCTTAATAGCTCTTCTTTTAATGTTAGATATCTTTCCCTTTTAAAATCTTTTCCTGATATATGTTCTTTTATTATATCTCTATCTACATCTATTGAAATATTATGTTCTTTACAATAATCCCTGATACTATTTATCTGTCTATCTAAATTTTGCTCTTTTGTTGATACTCTAGCATAACCATAAGCTTTTTCCATATACAAACACCTCAACTACTTAAAATATATTTATACAAAGTTAATTTCTAATATCTATACTTAAATTATAGTTTTAGTGTTTGCAAATGTCAACAACATTTTATAAACGTTTATTAATAATTTTATATACTTTTATAAACCTAATTGTTAATAATTTTCTAATGTTGTTTAAAGTGTACCTTTCTAAACATTAATTTTTGTTTATCCATTCCATTTCTCCTTAAAGTTATTAAACCATTCATCCATCTGTTTATTTTCTAAATCTCCACTAGCCCATGCCTTAATGTCTTTTATTGCTTTCTTTTCATCTACTTCTTCAGTAGCATAACAAAGACCATTTGGATGTTCTAATGGGTATTTATCTGCTGGAAATACGCCAGCACCTAAACCATAACTATCAGCAGTTGCATATCTGTCGCATTCATCTTGATGCCCATGCATTCTACTACCATGACTAGCACTCAAATTCCACTTTAAACCTATGCTAAAAGGATTAGATTTAGCATTCTGAATTTGAGTTTCTGTAGCTGCATGAGTAATACTAGTTCTTGCCAATCTTTGTGCATTATAAGAAATTTTATAACTATTTAATCCAGCTTTAAAATTTGTTGATATGCTTCTATTTTTAGGATTAACATACTTTTCAAGTTCACTTGCTAACGTTCTTACATTAGCTCCTCCAGAAACATTCATTTTGATAAGAGTATCAATATCCTGTCCATTTTGTTTTGTATACTTCCATAGTCTTTCACTAAGTGTTTTACCATCTTCATAGTAGCCACCAGCTATAAGAGTTCTTACTGCATTATCAGATATTCTTGTAATACTTTTCTTTAGTCCATCTTCTACAATTCTATTTGGTGCTACTCTGTCTACAAAATCAAGAATAACTTTTCTTTGAATATATGAACTTTCCCAAGTATTTTTTAAAATATTATCATTTAATTTCTCATATAATTCTTTAACATATTCATTTATAATTCTAGATACATCAATCTTATGAGTTCTAGTTCTACTTTCAGGCATTTCTAATATTTCATCTATTAATTTCATGGCCTGCTTACTATAAATATCAATTATCTGTTTTTCCTGATCCAAAGTAAGCTGCAATACCTGCTTTCTAGCTTCCAATACCTTTTTTTTATAGCTATTCATGACTATTCACCATTTATTTGATTGTTTAAATCTTCAATATCACTATTTGTACCAGCCATTAGAGTATCATTGGCCTGATTTAATAATTCTGTTTCTTGCAATATCTCATTAAATTCTTCTTCTATATCTTCATCATCTGAAAATTCTTTTATATAACTCTTATGACTTCTTACCTTTGATTGAACTTCATCCATTGCAAGTTTCTTTTTATCTTCTTCATCTTCTGGTATTGGATAATTCTTATTTATGACTAAAAAATACTTGAGGCTATTCCATTCACTTTTCCAATCAGAATAACAATTAAATTTCTGACAAGATTCAATTATAAGAGTTATTAAATTTCTTATGATTGGCTCCCAATCATTCCACTTTTCATCACATCTAGCAACTAGCTCTGTATAAACATATTTTATAGTTTTTGCACTTGGTACTTCTTTTAATTGTGCTGCTAGTGGTATTGCCAACTTTTCATGCATACTATCATCAAGCATATCAAGAAACATTTTTACAGGTTCTGCATTGCTAAAACTACTCTCTACCCTACTTATCGTAGCTTGTCTTGTTGAATCTGAACTATCACTATCTCTAGTCTTTATAGCCATTAAGCTATTAGGGGCAATAGTACATTTATTAACATCATCTTCATTACCATCAATAACTGCAGTTTGTCCAAACATCAAAAATCTAAGAGCATCATTAAAATCACTTAAACGCCTATTATAAGCATTCTGCAATGGCTTTAAATCTTTTATATCTGTACACCCTATAATGTTATTGCTACTTTGTTCATTAACAATTACCCAACATGGAATATGAGATAAACCAGTATTCTGTTCTTTAATATCTATTGGAGTATCTAAGTTATCTCCTTTGAATGTTTCTATTTTTAAATAACAAACATTATTTTTCATATAATATGTATATCTGTACCATATTTGATTAGATACATTATACTCATTATCAGCATTGTTAGGATCTTCTCTTACAAAGGTAACATCTTTTAACTCACTAGTATCATCAGTATTTATATTGTAGCTAAAATCATCAATTGAATGATAATACAATTTTATTGGTGAATTTGGATTAGCTTCAATTCTAAGTAACACCCTCTTAGTTATAGTTGCTAGTCTAAATGCCTTTAATGTATTACTCCAGAATTTATTATAATCTAATATTGTGTCAATCTTCTGGCGTAGTTCTTCACAAATTTCTCTATTATTTTTATCTAAAGGCTTCAGTAATATATCCGGAGCTCTTCCAAACATGAATCTTGCTTGCTTTTGAATTAAAGGTTTAATTTTATTATCTATAAGCTGACTTGGTACATAATCTAAATCATCAAAGTTTATCCAACTTTGACCTAATAATACCTTATCAAAAAAGGCAGCACTTTTATTTTCACATTCTCCAAGATAAAATATAAAATCTCTTGCAGCTCTTCGCCTTTCTCTTTTCTCACTAATACTCAGATTTAATAATTGTTCCTTTTTCATTCTTTTATTGTTATAGAAAAACATATCACTATCCATACGTTCTTATTCCTCCTTCCTTAGTTTATAAAGGTAGACTTTTTTAAACATTATTATAATTTTAGAAAATGGCTTAAAATAGTAATCAAATGTTTATTTTATAAACGCTATTTTACCAATGACTTTTATAAACGCTTTTAAAATACTTTTGATTTTTTGTGAGGAATTGTTTCTTTTTTAATTCCTGAACCTTTCTTATATACTGAATCATCATATTTATGTTCTTTTAAGTCAGATACCTCATATCCATCTAAGCCATACCACATAGCACTTAATGTATGTGGATCTATGCTAAATTCATCTTCTATAATTTCATTATTTTTATCAGTTGCATATGTTAAATCTTCTAATTCATCAATAACATCTGGACAGTTTTCAGAACATATAATCTTTTTAAACCTCTTAACTTTTTTAGTATTCTGTAATCTGCTTCCTGGTGGTTTCTTAGCTCCTACCATCTTAAAGCCTTCTTGATTATAATATTTAATAGTCTTAGGTTCTGCACTATCTGCTCTTATAAGCTCTTTAGTTTCTTTGAATTCTGTTATTTCAATAGCAGTCTTATCATCTGTCATATGATTTTTATAATATTGCCAGTAGATATACAGTATTTTATTTTCATCATCTATGGCCATTCTTACTATTGCATTGAATGATTTTTCAAACCCAAAGTCCATACCAACTCTATAAATTGGCTTCTTAATGGATTGTATTGCTTCAAGTACCTCATAATGTGGTGCTTTTTGAAATTGTGGTAATACTTTTAATCCATTTATACCAAATTCACCTTTTCTGGCTATTCTATGCAAATCCTCATCATACGTTTTTATTTCATCTAACTCATCAATATAAGATTGAGGTAAAAAATAATTATCATCTGCAGTACTATGATGATAATATGTGTCTTTAGTTACTATTGTTTTTTGCTTATATAAATCCTTATCATCTAAGATAAATCTTTTTTTCTTTTTATCAATAAAGAAATGCTTATAGCACCAGTTGCTTTTAGATACTGGATTAGTAGTTAAAATCATATGTAACTTTAAGAACGGATGCCTTAATCTACCTATCAATTCTTTAAATCCGGCATATTTTACTTCAGAACATTCTTCAATCCATACCAAAGAAACATTATTTATTGATTTTAACTTAACAGGCTTATCCATTCCTTTAAATATTATCTTTGAACCATTGGGAAACCTTATTTGCATAGGGGATGTATTACATTTAATCGTATCATCTAAACCCATTTCTGTTATTATTTCTTCAAGTAATGAATAACATGAATCTCTAATGGTATCATAAACCTCTCTAACTACTAGAGCTGTTCTCTTTTCTTCTAATAATTTAAGAATTATTTTAAAAGCAGTATTGTAAGACTTACTAGATCCATAACCACCTACAAGGAAATAATATTTATAATCCCAATTGAAAACATAATCCTCAAATCTTGGATTAATCTCTTTTTCAATTTCCATTACTCTCTACTTTTCCTTTTTATTACTATTTCAATTGGTTCATCTTTCTTAGTACCCTTACTTAAATCTGCTTTAAGTTTTTCAACTCTTAATTTTTGTTCCTCACTTGCCAAATCCCAATTCTTATGAAGCAATTCCTCATATTGTTTTATCTGGCTTCTTAATTCAGCCATTGCCTTACTTTGAGATGTTAAAAATGTAGCCTGCCTATCCCATGCAAATTGAAATTCATATTCTAATTCTTCTTCTGTATCATTAGTTGAAGTTTTTTCAGTACTCCTGCTTTTATTTTTGGTTTTTGATTTCTTAAGTTCTTTTATCATTTCTTCTTTGCTTGTTACATTCATTATTTTTTGGCTTGCAATTACTGCTGCAAACTGCAATTGAATATTAGTCCATAAAATATCCAATGAATTTAATCCCGATTCAACAGTACCTTTTATTATTTTTTTAGTTACTGTTGGCAGATATTTTCTTAGGAAACTTTTATCTAAATGCTTTGTAGGATCATAATAGTTTCCATGATCTAACCTATAAAGATTCCCCTTTGGTGCTCCACCTTTATTCCCTACTGCATTCTTATTCCCTAAAGGAGCTCCAACCTTACCTTTCAACTTAATATCCCATTCGTCATTCTTTTTCCATGAATAAATATTAACTGGTTTCTCATTTAATATATCTGCTATTTCCTTAGGAGTAATTTTCCCATCATGCTCTTTATATATTTCAAATGCCTTATCTCTATTAGGACTTCGTGTCTTTCCCATAATTACCTCCACAATAAAAGCACCTGGCTTTTAAACCAAGTGCTTTTATTCTATCTACTACGTTTTTTGTACTGTTCAGTTATTACTGCCTACATATCAATTCCATATTTATCTTTTAAAGATTCTTTAGCTTCCATATAATTAAATACCATGTCTTTTAAATTATATACATCACAATCTTCATAAAAATATTCATTAATTAACTTATCTAAACTTTCATGTATTACTTTCAATGCTTCTAAATCAATTTCACTATTATATATTATTTCAAAATCATCTGAAAACAGTATATTTTGAGGTTTATATTGCCATGTTCCATTATTATACTCATCTTTCCATACAAGGAGGTTATTATTTTTTAAAAGTTCTAACCAATCCTCATAGCTAATAACTTTCTCTGTCGCTTTATGAATTAATGCTCTGAATTCAATCACTATTATCAACCTTTCTAATACATCAAATTTACAAATTACCTTTCACATTTTCATTCTCTAATGTCTGGATTAATTCTTTTTTGTATTTGTAATATGTATTTCTTGCAAGTCCTATCAACTTCATAGCTTCAATATCAGTTAATGATCCTTGAAAGTCTTTGCTATACTTTAATATTTGTTCTTTGGCTTCAACACTTTTTTTAGTTTTAAATTTGGCACCTTTTTTCTGACCTATTTGCTTTCCATTTAATCTTGCTGTTTCTATACCTTCCTTAGTTCTTTGATGCAGATCAGAAACTTCTTTTTCAGATTGCTTGAAAGCTAGTTTAATTTGTTCTTTTGCTAAAGCTAATAAATACTTGTTTATACCTTCTAATATAAAATCAACATTTGTTCCAGTCATTTCTATATTATTAGTTAAAGCTTTCTTATAAGTTGCTGTGTTTATATGCTGCTCTTTCAAAAATACTAACTCTATTCCTTTATTGAATAGCTGCTCATACAATGTATATCCTTCATCAGCATTTCTGCTCATACGTGAAACTGAATCAAAAACTATTGTATCACTTTCTGATATCTTGCTTAACAACTTGTTAAATTCTTTTCTACCTTCAATCTTAGTTCCAGTAAATGTTTCATCTATTATTAATGCATTTGGATATTCTGCTAAGATATTTCTATGTTGTCTTTCAATAGATTGCTTATTAGTTGATATTCTACAATAACCATATATTTTATTCATATCTTCCACCCCATATTAAAAATATCGTATTTATTTTAACAGTCGTTTTATTTGATACTTTAAATATATCAGATTTAAAATAGAATATCAATAATTTTTAATACTTTTTCTAACCACATCATTTTTAATACTTAAAATTTATTAGACAATGACATGAATATCATTTTTGATAAAACTTTGTTTTATTCCAGGACTTAATTTCTTTTCCCCTTTTTCTTAGGTTAGAACTATTTAAATTTAATCTACTATAATCTTTCATTGGTTTTAATTCTCGTAATGATGTTTGTAAATCTAGTTCATTTATAAAGAAACTTTCAAATGCTATTCTTTGTCGGTTTTCATCTATCTTATCTTTGAATTTTAATAGAACTCCAATCCCATATTTTAAATATAGTTCTTTTATCCTGCTTAAAGTTAAAAACTTACTAAGAGTGTCAATTAACTCTACCGTTCCTCCTTGACATATTTCTGTTTGTTTACATACTAAGAAAACAAGTTCCATTTTCTCATTGTTGTATTCATTTATTTTCTTAATAGCTGTCTTAAAGGCATTTCTACCTCCACCACAACAAATAAAAGCTAATTTTTCCAATTTACTTCACCACCTAAAATTATATATAAATTTTTATAGAATGAAATCTAAGTTAGCCCTGTTCCTTACTTGCACAATAAGGATTTTAATTGAGTTGTACCTTGATTGTTTTTTATATAATGATCTTCTCCTGCAAGATTTAATAATGCTCTTTCATGATCTATTTTCACTACTTCAATTTTCCCTAATTTATGAGTGTATATAAACTCACTTACAGAAAGAGTAAGTCATTTCCAATTTTCTTTTTCTACTAATATATGCAAAATTTATTTTTCTCTTTTAATCTCGCATGTGAAAAAGTGAGTTTTTAAGAGTAAAAAAATATTTAAAATATGCAGTCATTCATTGTTTTTGCAGCATCATTAGCAATATCATCATCAACTCCAATATATGCTAAAGTAGTAGTGGCTTTACTATGTCCAAATAATCTTTGAACATAATTTATATCTTTATCATGAGTTATATATTGTCTATATCCATACGACTTTCTTGGCGTATGTGTCCCAACCGAACCACCACTTATTCCAAGCTCTTCAACTACACTTTTAAATATCTTTCCTAATCGATCTCTTCTTATATGTTGTTTTAAATCACCTTTGCCTTTAGCTCTTGGTGCTGGATAAAGATATGCAGCATCACTTTTTCCATAGATATAATCACTTAATATCTTTATCAACTTAGTTGGAAGTACTTCTTCCCTCTCAAATTTTTTCTTTCTTGAATGTTCAGTTTTTTCTTCCAATATGCTTATTTTACCTGTAGGAATTGCTCTTTTTATATCAGAAACTGTGAGTTTTACTAAGTCCCCACCTCTGAATCCAGTTCCTATAGCTATACTCCATAAAATATACGCAGGATAATCAACTTCTTTTAATCTTAGTGCTATTCTCTTTAAATCTTCTTGATTTTTTATTGTTATAGATGAATTTTTACCTTTCTTTCTCATCCAGAACGCACCTGCCTAATTGCACCATGAGTTCTTTTATATGCAGCATGATCCATACATTTTCTTAGATCATCTGTTGCGCCTATAGGTGTTACATTTTTACAACCGCAGTGAGAACATGAAACATATCCACCTTTTTTTAAAGTGTCCTCTACTTGTTCAGTTATCAAAATTGTTTCTTTTCTACATTTTGACCTTTCACATACAAAAACTGTATATATACTCTCCATGCTCTCACCATCCTTTCAATAAAAAAAATGAGTTGCCAGTTAATTTAGCAACTCATTACTTGTATCTTTATATTTTTTTGTAACTCTTTTTTCATATAACTCTTTACTATCATCATTTTTCAGCCTCTGAGGAACATCCCATGGCAAAATTTCTTCTGGAGCATTAACAACTATATCCCCATTAGAAATTGTTTTGTATATACTTGGATTTTTCTTTATGAAAGTACTATCTGACATACACTTAGTCGCTTCATAATTTACAGCCTTTTCAACTTCTTTAAGTTTAAATCTAGCCCTTTTATGTTGCAACTTATATTTTTCAAAGTTTCTTTGTATACACTTTTTAACTGAATCAATTTTTAAGTTTAATTTTTCAGCAATTTCTGGAGCATTAAGTCCTGAAATATATAAAGTTTTTATTGAATCTTTATCTATTGTAACTCTCATACCTAATTCCTCCTTAAAAAAGTGTATAGTTCACCCAAACCATAAAAAGGGACAAACCTTACTTTTTTAATATTAAATTCTATGTATTATTTACATATATTATATTTCATTAAACTTTTTTTGACTAGACGACATTTTCCCGACACAAACACGACATAAACCCGACATTTTCACGACATTTTTAAACTCTTTTCTACCCTCTGAATTTGCCTTTCTGTTATACCTATCATCTTTGCAGACTCAATTTGAGTATATTTTTTTACAAACCTTAAATATTTGACTTTATCTTTTGTTCTTTTGAGTTTATTTATATATTCTTTATCTTTATCCTGATCCGAGAGAGATATGTCTATCTCTCTTTTCATAGTCTCTCTACGCATAATCTCTCCCCTACTTCTATAAAAACTCTTTATTCTTTAATATCAATTTCAATCCCAGTTTCATAGATCCATCCACGTTCAGACAACTTGTCCTTATGCTCTATGTTTATTTCTTTAATCAATTCTGATTCATCAAGATCCTTAGCAATTCTATTAGAACGCCATATTATTAATATACATACTTGTATGAGGTCAAATGTTTCCCTAATTATTTCTTTTAAGTTTAACAATGTTTTATTGTGGCTATAATCATTAATAGCTTTTATAACCTCGTAAAATTCTTCTTTTAATTTATCCGCTATTTCTCTAAAAGTTATAGTTTCATTATCTATATTCAAATTATTATTTTTCTTTAGAATATGCATCATCAGTTTCATGCTTCACCTAATTTTAACCTTCTCCAGTCTCCATTAACTCTAACTTCCATATTATGTTGAGAAATTTCTGTTAATCTAAAACTTTCTTTAAAATTTTTAAATTGTACTGTAAAAATATGAGGATTTACTGCTACTATAATTCCTATCCTCATTTTTAATTTATCTTTTGTTTTTCTATTAGTTTCATGTCTTGTTATCTTAATTTTATATCCTGATTTAAGTTTCATACTTATTCTCCTTGTTATAAAATTTTAGGTTCACATGCATGTAAAGATTTTTAGTATTACTTGTATTGATTGTTAATACAAGTAATACTTATTTATTGCTCGTTTACTTTTAATTCTCTCCCGCACATAGGACAATACTTAATATCAAAATACCCTTCTGGTATTCCTCTATTCCATAGCATTATTCCTGGTGTATCGTTATCTAGCTGTAATATCTGAACTTGATTTATTTTCGGTTGTTCTATATCTTTGCTATGATCTACTTTTATGCTTTGGCCGTATCTACCTTTACAATATTTACATTCCATATGCCTGCACCTTTCTGCACCAAATTTTAGAATTGTGAATTAATTAAAAAGTTTATTAATGTTTTCAAATAAAGCTATAGTTGCTCTAACATCATCTTTCGCAGTATGTCTTGCATTAGTTTCGATTTTAAAATAATTAATCGAAGCTTCCAAACTTGCACTTTCAATTTCTATTTTTCCTGTAACCATTAAGAAGTTGATTAAACTGCAAGTATCTAACTTTCTATGAGATACATATTTCCACCAATATTCTTTTTCATTTTGAAATAGTTTATCTAAAAATTTGTAATCAAATTCTATATTATGCCCTGCTATAACTGGTTTTTCATCACCAAAGTTATCCTTTATAAACTTTATTATTTCTTGCACTACAACTTTACTTTCTATTGCTATTTGGTCATGTTCAATTAAATTTATATTATTTACTTCTAAAGCTTTTGTGCTTACTAGATAATACTTATGTTTTACAGCAAATTCTTTTTCAGCTACTATTTCTCCATTGTTGTATACCGCAAATGCTACTGTTAGAAGTGAGTGTTTTTCTGCATTTAATCCACCTGTCTCCGTATCTATAAATAATATTTTCATATCTATCTCTCCTTTATCTTTTATTTCACAAACTCTACAGTTTGCTGCTGACATTAATGTCGGTACCAGAATTTCTATATTAGCTAAATGTTGAACTTGCAATTACATATGGAATCTGTATTTCATTTCCTTTTAATTCATCAGCTATTATGTTATATTTCAATAAATTCCATATATTAATACACTCAATTCTATCTTTCCTGTATCTATTTATTAGCTCCAATAACAAATCATCATCACTATTTAAATTAATTTGAATATCTTCATCTTCACTGATTTCTCTTACTTCCAATTCAGATTCTGCCATTTCTTCAAAATTCAATTCTTGAAGAAAACATTTTATAGCTTCTTCTTGAATTGGAGCTACTATAAAATGTTCTTCTCCATCATCCACTCTAAAAATTTTTAAATCAGTATTTAAATACATTTTCATTCCTCCAATCATTTATTTACTGCACGATTTCTGCAACTTGTTTAAATTTAAGTATGACGTAGGATTACTCCTCATAATTTATATATTTATCTTCCTGGCACTCTTGGCAAGGATATAATTTAGGATTATGTTCTTGCTTGTTAGTTAGATGTAATACTTGGCTATTATATAATTCACATTTATGCCATTTCCTATTATCTTTTAATTCTCTTTGTTGCTGCTCTGTTAGATTTAAGTGTATGCAATTATTACAATCAATTTCTTTTTTCATTATCTTCACTCCAATACAAAAATCCTACTGCCATTTCAAGTGCTACCGTTTTTATCAAATTATTAACCATATTCACAGCCGCAGCATAAGTTATAATCTGTGCAATTAAACAGAAACTATTAATTAATAATGCTATTAAAAAAATCTTTTTAAACATCCTTATCCTTTTGTCCCTCCTCATAGCAGTTACATTTAATAGTTACTGAATTTTCTACTTTCACATCTGCTGCATGTTTACACTTCTTCATTGAAATACTTCCTTTCAAAAACACATCTTATAAGTTCTTTTGTTATGGTAATTAATTTCATTCCCTCTTTTAAAACATCTACTCTATATTCTTTTCTAGTTAATCTATCTGCTCTTTCACTTTCTGTTACTGTCACTACTTCTCTAACTATTCCTAAATCAAGTTTACAGGCGATAAAGTTTCTAAAAAGAACAACATCACCTATCTTTATATCCATTTCTTTTTCAGGCACAGTATACTTCCCTCTTGAATCAATACATTTTTCATAATGGCATTGATAACAACTCAATCCATAACTTTTACAATATTGTTTATCTTCCATAATTTCACCTCACGTTTCTACGTCCAATCTGCATATTCTGTATTAACTTATATTTATTTTTGAAAATACATCTATTTTTACTTGGCTGCTAAATTCATCCTTTATAGCTTCTGTAACAGCTCTATCAAAAGTTTTCTTCGGGTGTGGTATTAGATCAGCTTTTCCCTCTACTTCTTCAGTTATTTCTAGTTTTATCATAGCTTCGTATTTTACTTTCATAGCAATATCTCCAATCTGCATATTCTGAACTATTTAGGCATAAATGCTCTTGCTACATCACTCTTAAATTTTCTTAACTCTTTTAATTCTTCTAGCCATGTTGCTAATGTTATATGCTGTTGTGCACATTCAGTACAATAATTCTGCTCTTTAGCAACTTTATAACAATGCTCTATAGCTTCATCAACAGTCATACCTGTTATATTTCCAGTTCCTACTGCTACACATACCTTTTTCATTACTGCTCTACCTCACTTTTCTTATCAAAGAATACTAATTTTCTTTGGCACTCTGCATATGCTTTTTCAACTTTAGCACCCTCAGAGTCTTCCCAGTTATCTAAAAGATAAATTGCATCTGCTACTTCTAACATAGGAATACATATCTTCATGTAATCTTCTCCATTCATTCCTTCTGGAAGCTCTGCTGGATTTAATGTTATATGTCCTTTAGCTTGTAATTTCTTTTCAGCTTCTTTAAATACCTCTCTATAATTTTTTAAACCTCTTACTTTTCCTGCTATATAAATTTTCATCTTTCTACATCCTTTCTGACTTTTATAATGAAGTCACCTTCACTTGCTAACATTCTACCTTCAAGAGTTTCAATAAATAATCCACCTTGATGTTTTAACATAGAACAATATTCATCAAATCTATCACTAGCCATCATACATTCAGTATTAACACTTTGCCCCATAAATTCTAAACAACTTTTTATGGTGGCTTGGTTAAAATCTTTTAATTGAACTGCTTCAATTTCTACTGGTTTCTTTCTGTATTTTTTAATCATCGCTCTACCTCACCTTCACTTATTTTAAATGCTTTAATCCAACTAATTCTATTCTCCAATAGTTCTATTGACCTTTTTTTAACTCTTTCAGCACAATCTTTGCAACAACAAGGTACAATTTCATTTTTCTCATTCCTTGAATATACAATTGAATTTGAAGTTTGTACTCCACAAAAATTACAAGTTTTTAATTTTCTATTCTTAAAAAACATATTTCTTCTCCTTTCTTCACCATATCTGCATATTTTGAACTATTTTAGATCCCTAACCCGACTACTTCCCAATCCATTTCCTTTTCATATTCAGGCATTCTATAAAGAAAATTCCATGTTTCGCATCCTATTTGCCTACAATAAAGGACTTCTCCTTTTGCTTTATACTCATACTCTTCGTTTTTTACTATAAATCCACTACTATATAAATATTTTTTAATGTCTTTGAATTTCACTGCTCTACCTCGATTACCTCTCCACTAATTACTTTATAAAAGCTTGGTTTGTATTTATGTTCTTCCTGCCATTTATAAAAAACTTCATTTAGTCTTTTTTCCAGTTCCAACGCATCTTCTTTTGTTACATCATCCAAATAATCCTCTGCCGCTTCTCCTATTTCCTCATACATTGCTTCTTGGATATTTTCTATTACTTGGTCAACATCAACTCCAAAATTAGTTGGTTCTTCAATTATTCCAACCTTGAAATTTTGTCTTCCATCTTCAATCGCATCTCTTTTACCTTCTTTAATAGCCTTTTCTTTTGTGTAATAGAGTCCACCTCTCCACATATCTCTTGTTATATCTATTTCATAAGTCCATTTATCCATATTACTTCACCCTTTCTGACATATTCTTAACTAAAACTCATCTCCAGTTAATTTATAAAATATATAATTATCTT